CAAACATACCACAACTACACAGTAAGTATTTAAATATACTTTCTCGTCACCGACTATTGGTGAGAGAGTCTGAGTTTAAGTATAACAAAATGAAACGACTGAAGTGGGAATACTACACAGGTAAATTGGATAATGACCAACTCAAACAGTATGGTTGGGAACCATTTCCTTTTGTACTCAAATCCGAGATCACTACATACTTTGAGAGTGATGAAGATTTAAACAAGTACTTGGCTAACAAAATTTTACATGAAGAAATTGTTGATGTATGCCAGAGTATTCTTAAAGAGTTGCACTCAAGAACATTTCAATTGAAAGAATTTATAACATGGGAAAGGTTTATACAGGGTGTATGATTTAAGATTAGAAAAGGTCAACGAAGCCTTTATCAGAGTAGTGTCAGAAAGAAATGTAGCACAAGAACTTTCCGATTATTTTTGTTTCTATGTTCCCGGTTACCAATATACTCCTGCATTCAAGGCAAGATATTGGGATGGTAAGATAAGGTTGCTTGATTTAAGAACCATGGAAATATACCATGGCTTGGTACCTTATATTGAAAAGTTTTGTAAAGAAAGAGATTACAAAATTGACATTGACCCTGAGATAACGATCACAGACAGTTACTCTTTAAAAGAAGCTAACGATTTTATACAGACACTTGGTTTGCCATTTGAACCTCGTGACTATCAAGTTAACTCTTTTGTTCATGCAATCCGTAATAAAAGAATCTTACTTCTTTCACCTACTGCATCAGGTAAATCTTTAATCATTTATTTGATGTTGAGATATATTCAGCAAACACAAAGAAAAGGTTTATTAGTTGTACCAACAACTTCACTTGTTGAACAGATGTATACCGACTTTCAATCTTATGGATATAACTCAGAAGAGTTTTGTCATAAACAGTATGCAGGTAAAGATAAGGTCACAGATAAGTTTTTGACCATCACAACATGGCAATCTATCTACAAAAATCCACCTGAATACTTCAAGCAATTTGATTTTGTTATAGGTGATGAGGCACATCAATTCAAAGCCAAATCGTTAGCAACAATCATGTCAAGCTTGACTGATACCAAATATCGTATTGGTTGCACTGGTACACTTGATGGTACACAGACACATAAATTGGTACTAGAAGGGTTGTTTGGTCCAGTTTACAAGGCCACATCAACAGCAGAATTAATTGAAAAGGGTCAACTGGCAGCGTTTAGAATTAAATGTTTAATACTAAAATACCCTGATGCCATTTGTAAGATGGCTAAAGATTGGGACTACAATCAAGAAGTAGAATATATAGTTATGAATCCTGCTAGAAATGAATTCATTAAGAATTTAACATTGTCATTGAAAGGCAATACCCTTATATTATTTCAGTTCGTAGAAAAACATGGTAGAGATTTACACGCACTAATCAAACAACACACCAAGAATAGACAAGTATTTTTTGTATACGGAGGTACCGATGTTGAAGTCCGTGAATCTATCCGTTCTATTACTGAAAAAGAAAAAGATGCTATTATCGTGGCTTCTTATGGTACTTTCTCAACTGGAGTCAACATACGAAACCTACACAATATTGTATTTGCAAGTCCCTCTAAATCTAAGATTCGCAATCTACAATCCATTGGGCGAGGTTTAAGATTAGGAGATGATAAAGAAGAAGCTGTTCTGTTTGATATATCTGATGATTTTAGAATTGGCAAATTTACCAATTACACAATCAAACACCTAATAGAAAGAGTTAAGCTATATGATGAAGAGAAGTTTAACTATAAGTTTTACCCTATAAAGTTGGAAAACGGATGATGGATAACATAAAGATTGTAAGACTACAAAGTGGTGAAGATATCATTGCTGATTATACCTCAGATGATAGTGATAGTTCGGTTATTCTAAACAACCCAATGTCATTGATATTTAAAAGACTATCATCAGGTAAATCTGTTATGATGATGAGTCCTTGGATTCCCTTGGAGATAGTTGAGAATACATCTGCAAGAATATTCTCATTGGATGTTTTAGCTGTGTTTGAACCAAAACCACATATCATTGAATACTACAATACTACCGTGGTCGAGG